CAACTATTTTTTCCAAGTATCCTAAGGAAACCCGTCTAGATTACGTTAAGAGGTACTATGACGCAATCTCAAAGCACAAAATCAACATTCCTACGCCAATCATGGCAGGTGTTAGAACCCCACTTCGCCAATATGCAAGTTGCGTTCTTGTTGACGTTGATGACACCCTTGATAGTATCTTCAGCTCTGATATGGCAATTGGTCGCTATGTTGCACAAAGAGCAGGAATTGGTATCAACGCAGGTCGAATCCGTGGCATCAACAGTAAAATCCGTGGCGGAGAAGTTCAGCATACAGGCGTTGTCCCATTCCTCAAAAAGTTTGAGGCAACTGTCAGATGTTGTACACAAAACGGGATTCGCGGTGGAAGTGCTACTGTCCACTTTCCAATCTGGCACCAAGAAATAGAAGATATCTTAGTATTGAAAAATAATAAAGGAACTGAGGATAATCGTGTTCGTAAGTTAGACTACTCTATTCAGATATCCAAACTCTTCTATGAACGATTCATCCGTAACGAAGAAATCTCTCTCTTCTCTCCACATGCTGTTCCTGGTTTGTATGATGCTTTTGGCACTGATGGATTTGACGAGTTATATGTTCGTTATGAACGAGATGAGTCTATTCCAAGAAAAACTATCGGAGCTCAAGAACTCTTTCTGGACCTCTTGAAAGAACGTGCTGAAACTGGTCGTTTGTATATTATGAATATCGACCACTGCAACTCTCATTCATCCTTTATGGATAAAGTTGAGATGAGCAATCTGTGCCAAGAGATTACTCTTCCCACCAAACCCATTCAACACATTGATGATCCTGATGGTGAAATTGCTCTGTGTATCCTTTCTGCTATTAATGTTGGCAAAATCAGGGATCTTGAAGATCTTGAAGTTCTTTGTGATCTTGCTGTTAGGGGTCTTGATGAACTCATTGATTTTCAGGGATATCCCGTCAGAGCAGCAGAAATCGCCACCAGAGCGCGTCGTTCACTTGGGGTAGGTTACATTGGTTTGGCACACTATCTCGCCAAGCACGGGGAGCATTACGATGATCCTGGTGCCTGGAAACTGGTCCACGATCTGACCGAAGCATTCCAATATTATTTGATTCAAGCGACAGTTAATCTTGCGAAAGAGAAAGGTGCTTGTGAGTATAGCATCCGAACAAAATATGGTAATGGAATTCTGCCCATTGATACATACAAGAAGGACGTTGATGAAATCGTACCTAACGAGTTAAAATATGATTGGGAGAGTCTTAGAGCACAGGTTAAACAGTACGGTGTACGGAACTCAACATTGTCCGCACAGATGCCATCGGAGAGCAGTTCCGTTGTGTCAAATGCAACCAATGGAATCGAACCTCCTCGTGGATACTTGTCCATTAAGAAGTCGAAGAAGGGACCACTCAAACAGATTGTTCCCCAGTATCAAACACTTAAAAATAACTACACGCTTCTGTGGGATATGCCTAGCAATCGTGGGTACATTCATATTGTTGCTGTTATGCAAAAGTTCTTTGATCAGGCGATTTCTGGAAACTGGTCCTATAATCCAGAAAATTACCCAGATAATGAAGTTCCTACTTCAATAATGGCACAGGACCTTTTAACTACATATAAGTACGGATGGAAAACATCCTACTATCAAAATACTTATGATCATAAGACTGATGAAGTTGAAGAAACCAAGCAGTCTCTTGATAATTTAATTTCCGATATTCTAGAATCAGAGGAGGAAGATTGTGAGTCTTGTAAGATTTAAAAAAAGTTTGGAGGAAAAACCAATGGTCGAATCAATGACCGTTTTTAACTCCCAGGAAGTGGACACCAAAAAGCAACCAATGTTTTTTGGACAACCACTAGGAATTCAAAGATATGATTCTTACAAGTATCCAATTTTTGATAAACTAACAACACAACAATTGGGTTATTTCTGGAGACCCGAAGAGGTTTCTCTTCAAAAAGATCGTAGCGATTATCACATGCTACGCCCAGAGCAAAAGCACATTTTCACCAGCAATCTGAAATATCAGGTGATGTTGGATTCTGTTCAGGGTCGTGGACCTGGTATGGCATTTGCTCCATACTGCTCACTGCCTGAATTGGAAGCATGTATGAAGGTATGGGAGTTTATGGAGATGATCCACTCCCGCTCATACACCTATATCATCAAGAACGTTTATTCAGACCCATCTGAGGTTTTCGATACGATTCTGAAAGAGGATCGTATTATGGAACGTGCTTTGAGTGTGACTCAGGCATATAACGATTTTATCAACAGTGCCCAGCATTATGGTTCAACCAATGAATGGCTTCATGCGTTAGAACAAGTCCCATACGCACAAGAGGCAAGGTATGAACTCAAGAGAAAACTATTCAGAGCAGTTGCAAACGTTAATATTCTTGAAGGTATTCGCTTTTACGTCAGCTTCGCTTGTAGTTTTGCGTTTGGCGAGCTCAAACTTATGGAGGGAAGTGCAAAGATAATTTCATTGATTGCTCGTGATGAGAACCAGCACCTAGTTATTACTCAGAACATCCTGAATAAGTGGAAAGATGGTGATGACCCTGATATGGCACGCATCTCCAAAGAAGAGGAGCAGTGGTTTTACAAGACTTTTGAGAATGCTGTGAATCAAGAAAAACTCTGGGCAGAATATCTGTTCAAAGATGGTTCGATGATTGGTCTCAATGACAAACTATTACAGCAGTATGTTGAATGGATTGCAAACCGTAGAATGAAGGCAATTGGTCTCAAACCCCTTTATGATATTCCTGCGAAGAATAATCCACTTCCTTGGACTGAGCATTGGATCTCTTCGAAGGGTCTTCAAGTGGCACCCCAGGAAACCGAAGTTGAATCTTATATTGTTGGAGGAATCAAACAGGATGTTACCGAAAATACTTTCTCAGGATTCCAACTATGATGAATGGTGCGAACAAGAAATCTTGAACGCATATCAAGAAGCGGCAGAGTGTGATGAGTTTCTTTTTGGAGACTACGATTACTCAAAGGAATGGTTGGGTAAGTGCAATGACGATGTGAAATGAGGGTCTTCGGACCCTCTTTTTTATAAATACCTAAAAAAGTGTTCAAAAATAATGAAGTCTTTTAGTAGTTTTATATCTGAAAAAAGAACTGATCTTCCTGGTGGAAATCCTACTAATATGCCACAGGGAGATATTGATTCCCTTAGAAGGCAAGCTGCTGGTGGACCAAGAGAACCTTTAAGCACTGATGCTCCTCAGAGAAGAACAATAAGAAAACGTATTATTAAAACACCAGAAGGTAATATTGAAACCAATATCCCTCCCAATTCTCCAAGAACTCCCGAAGAGCAAATTACAAGAGCAGAGCGTGGAAGAACTAGATTAAGTTCTAGAACTCAACAAATTGCTGGTGATGTAAGAGCAAATCCATCTTCATCACCAGAAGCTAGAAGAGCAGCATCAAATTTATTAGGTGGAGTTCCAGATACAGAAGTACGTATTGGCACTGGTGCTAGATCTGGAACTGGTGCAGCGTATCGTGCCAATCAACCACCCAAGGCACTAGGTGATAAAATAGACAAACTCGTAACATCTATTCAACAAAATGCGAGAACACCTCAAAGAATGAGTGCCGCATATGATAGAAATTTAGCAGCACGTGCTAATGCAGTCATTCGAGGATTGGGTGATGAAAGAAGAGCAGAAACTGCTGCTGGAAATAGAGAGTTTAGACAGTTAAGATATGGTAGAGGTCGAAGTGGTCCTGCAACTACTCTTCGCACACCTTCTCAATCTTCAAAATGGTTGGAGGGAATTACAAAAGGATATTTTAATCCAAGAACTGGAAAACCAACAGCATCTGGAATTCAAAAGCATATTAATATGCGTGCTGTTGGTGGTGTAGATTTTGGAAAATTTAAAGCAAGTGGTGGAGATCCAAGAGCAGCTCTTGCAAATGTTCAAAATGCGATAACAAGGGCTGCTGGTGGTGATCGAGCAGCAAGACGTGAAGTGAAAAGATCGTATAAGTCTCTCACTACAAATTATAGACCACCAGAAGTAATAAGAAACACTCCTGCGCCAACACCGGTAAAACAGTCAGAAGTATCTAAGAGAGCAGCAGCTTTTAGACAAGCTGCAAAACCTGCTCCAACTCCATCAGCACCCGCCGCTTCCACTGGCGGTGGTTCATCTATACCTTCTACTTCTACTCTTACACCAACAAAGACAAAGCAAACATTGAAACTGGCACTGGGATCTCCACCTACTTCAGCACCTGCCGCAACAAAACCAACTCCAACTCCAACACCAGCGGCACAAAAACCTTTACCAAAGTTAAATCTAGACAAATATAAAGTAAAACCACTTGATCCGATTAAACCTGTTATTGCAACATCGAGAAATTATAAACCAGTTGTAACTGCAGCACAAAAACCTCTTTCAACTGATAAGATAGCAGATGCGGTTGTTAAAGCATCCAAGCAAGTTAGATCAGATATTGCTGCAGAAAAGGCGGCAGAAAGATCTAAGATAATGAAAGGTCTTGGAACTGCTGGAAAAGTTCTAGGCGCTGTTCAGACTGGAATAGAAGCGAAGAAGGGTTATGATATTGCCAAGGCAATGGGTAGTAGTGAAAGAAGATCACTAGGGGCTGGTGCTGCAAGAGCATTTGGAACTGCTGCTGGCGGAGTTGTTGGTGGAGTATTAGGATCTGTTGCTGGACCAATTGGATCTGCTGCCGGCGCTGCTGCTGGAGTAACAGTAGGGGCGCAACTTGGTTCAAGAGCATATGATGCCATTACAGGTGATCCGAAGAAAAAGGTAACAACACAAGGAGTTCTTACTAATATTAGAAAAGCAGTTCCACAAGAAATTAGAGCACAGGTTCCTGCGAATTTGAGAAAAGGATTTACTGATTTTGTTAAGTCTGCTGGAAGAACTTATGGAAATTGGCAGAGATCACAACAAAATAATAAGTGAAGGTGTTTTATAAATAAATTTATAGGAAAAAAGTAATTAAAATGTCTGATTTTACATCAAAAGACCATAAAGGTTTGATGGAGGCTTATGCTTCAATTTATCAACAACCTGTACAGGAAGGTAAAGTAGAGGAAGTTGAATATCAGGAGTATGAAATTGACACCGATGCTATTTTAGAATCTGTAAAGCATTATCTTGTCAATCTTGGATATGTTGAAGATGTAAAGAAGGCAGAAGCAATGATACCACATCTGAGTGAATCTTGGTATGATCAAGTAGTCACGGAGATTATCGTTGAGCAAGAATTTCTTGGATGTGTGAATTCTATCCTTGAAGAAGGATATGATTTAAGTTCATATACAATAGATGAATTGTATGAAAATTATGTTGGATACTTTAATGAGTCTCAACAAGTTGATTTGCACGAAGTTCTTCCTCTTGTAGCAGCACCAGTTCTTGCGAACCCAGCAACTTGGGCAGCAGGAGCAGCACTTGGTGCTGGAGCAATATATGCCGGTAAAAAAATGTATGATGCTGCTCGCCAATTAAGAGGTGGAACTAGTAAAGAAGGCGAAGCATTCTTAAATCAACCTCTTCAAGCAAGAAGAAACGAAACTCCTTCACAAAGAAGGGCACGTGTTCAGGCTAATGTTCAGCAGCGCCGCCAGCAGCAGCAACAGACTCCCGTTACAAATCCACCAAAAGGAACAACGACAACACTTCCTTCACCCGCAAAACCAGTAAATAAGCCTCAACCAGTGAAAGCACCAGAACCACCAAAAGGACCATCAGGCGGCGGATCTGGCGGTGGCGGCGGTGGCGGAGGTGGCGGAGGTGGTGGAAAACCACCAGAAGCACCAAAACCACCAAAAGGACCTTTTAATTGGAAAGACGCATTATTGGGGACAACTAGGGGTGGAAGAATAACTCGCGGTATAGCAGGAACTGTTGCTGGTTCAGAAGTATACGGAGCGGCAACTAATCCATCATCATATAGTCCTACTGCTGGGGCTGCTGGTCTTACCCTTGCACCTGTCGGCAGAGGTCTTGAAGGTCTTGCTGGATTGGAAAGATTTGGTCAAAGAGGTCCAGAAGGATCAATGTTTGGAAGAGGTGCATATGAAAGGGGACAGAGAACCACTGTTGGAACTACACTGAGAGATGCTGGAGAAACTACATCTAGAGTAAGTCAAAATTTAATGCAGCAACCTTGGAGAAAACCAGCAGCAGCGCCTTCGGGTGGAAGTCAAGGTTCAACCCCGATTATTAAAAACGGTCAAATCGTAGGATGGAAATAAAAATGAAAAATAAATTTTCTTTACACGAGGCAGCAGCAGAAGGATCTTTTGTTCTTCAGAATCAAAAACCAGGTAGAATTGTTAATGGAAAATTTGTTCCAATTAATATTGGTGCTTTATCAGCAGCAGATAAGAAAAAATTAGAATCTGATCTAAGTCGCTATGCTACTGAAAGAGAGCGTAAATATGGTAAAGGACAATTGCAGAAAGATATTCAAACATCTCAAAGAGTAGCAAAAGAGCAAGAAGCAAAAAGAAAAGCAGAAGCAGAAGCAAAGGCAAAAGCTCAAAAACCACCAGCACAAGGTACTCCAACACCTTCTCCTACGCCACAACAAACACCAGCAACCCCCCCCGCTCCTGCACCTGCTAGACCCGCTGCAACAACCCCAGCACCCTCCACACCCGCTCCTGCGGCACCTAAACCATCGCCAGTGGCAGACTATATGAAGGCAGCTGCTGCCGCTAGAAGAAGCGGAGACCCCGCTGAGATGGCGAAGGTAAAGGATATGGGTATGGAGATTTGGAGAAAATCAAATCCAAAACTTGCTGCCGCTGCTGATGAAAGAGCAAGAATTCGTGGAACTGCTCAGACTGATAATCCTTTAATGAAGGACATGAGAAGTAGACTGCCTGTAACTCCTACTGTTCAGGCACCAGCAGTTAAAGATCTCGGTCTTGGGCAACAATCATTATCACAAAATCAATATGCAGGAAGATCTCCTGAACCAAAAATTCAGGTAAGTAAAGATGCTACAATGAATAAGACTGCCGAAACTCTTTCAAAGAATCCACTTCCAAAGAAAGAACAACCAGTTAAAAAGGAAGCATATGATATTGTATTAGATTATCTTCTCTCAGAAGGACACGCTGATACACTATCGGAAGCACATTATGTAATGCTTCAAATGGATACAGAGCATATTCGGAATATTGTTGAAGCACAACGTGTACTTGCTCAAAAAACAATAAACGGTGTGACTGTTCCTGGGTACGTTAATGTAGAAAAGCAAGGTGGATTTTTAGGATTTGGTGGTAAAAATGTACCAGTTAAGGGAAGTTTTAGACCTGCTAATGTACCATCCTCTGCTGCCGCAAGATACAATGTTGGAATTGATAAAACTCTTGGAACCGGAACTGGTACAAATGCAATGCCTGCTTATAGAGTGCAGCAGCGTGCTCGTAATCAGGGACACAGTGGATATATGAGAGTTGCTAATCCAGAATCACTTCCAAATACTGGTATTCCGGATAGACCAACTCCACAAAGAGCGGGTGATCAAAATAGAGCAATCAATTTGCTTCGTCCCGATGTCCCAACTACACCAACAAAACCTGCCTCTAAACCAAAAGCAAAAGATCCTTTTGCCGATGATATTGCGGCAATGAATAGACAAATTGCCGCAACTCCTCCTGGAAAGGATCCCGAATTTTACAGACCCCCTGCGGCAAAACCCAAGATCACTATGACCGATGCCGAGTTTGATAAAAAATATTCTTGGGCAATGAATCCATCGAAAGCAGTACCTGCTGCTACTTCTACTCCTTCAAAATCAACTGCTCCTAGAACTTCTAGAACTACTGCAAAAGATTCTACACCAAAGCCCCAACCACCAACCATTCAGTCTAAGAATGTAACTGCTGGTGGTATAAAGTATGAGAGAAGAACTCCAACTTCAGCAGAACTTGCCGCTTCTAAGGCAGCAGGTGGCGGTGAAGCAGGTGTGAAGGCAGCAGTTGATGTTGCTAAGACAAATCAAGTTGCTGCAACTTCTCCAACTCCCGATCTCAAACCAAAGAAAGAAAGCCTTGCTGCTCAGGTGAAAGCACTTCAAGCAATGCGAAAGAGTTCAGAAGAAAGACAAAAGCAATGATTCAAAGAGGGTTTCGACCCTCTTTTTTATTACCTAGTAATTGCCTTTTTAACTAATGCAGTACCTTCTACAACTCTTGTTGTAGTTCCATCTGATTTTTTTAAAAGTACATCATAAAAATATTTTCCAGGTTTTATAGAGGAACTTGTTGTAGAACTTAAAGAAATTTTAACTCTACCAGTTGTTCTATCATTTCCAAAATCTATTACAAAATCAGCACTTTTTGTAGAAGACTCATACTTTTTAAGTTGAGCACATCCTTCATATCCAGTCAAATTTAAAGCACTATTAGTTTGACTATCTTCTAAAAGAAAAGTTTGCTCAAAATCTGTTCCTGTATGAATTACAATATTGCTAGTATATACTGTCATTTTTCTTTTTAGTTATTTATTTTTAGAAACATCCAGTTGAAATTCCTCCTCTAACTAAAACATTTCCTTCCACACCAATTGTTTTGCTTCCATTCGGACGCACTAACAAAAGATCATAAACATATCTTCCAGGTTTTATAGTTGAAGTAATTGTACTTGCCATTGATATTTGAACTCTACCCTCCACAGCACTTGTAATCCCAACAGTAAACGCCTTAAAAGAACTGGTTTCGGGACTTTTTCTCATATAACAACTTGCACCAAAACCAGTGAGATTTACTGGTAGTCCTCCTGACTGTTCGAGTTCAAATATTTCACTAAAATCGTCATTGGTATCTACTACAAGGTTTCTTACATATACTGACATTTCTAGTATAAGACTTTATTGAATATTTATCAATCCCCTTGACAAACACTCAAAACATAAGTAGAATCCCTTTGTTCCCGTTGAAGATAAATAATATCTCATAAAGATCTTATAGTATGAGTTATGAAAACCCTTGGAGATTCAATGGGGAAATTTTTGAGTCTTCTGATATTCAAGATAATTTTGGTTTTGTATATCTTATATCTTGTAGTAAGAATAATCGTAAATATTGGGGCAGGAAGTATTTCTGGTCGTACCGCACACCAAAGGGCAAATCTAGAAGAGTTAAACAAGAGTCTGATTGGAAGCAATACTACGGATCTTGTCCAGAACTTAAAGAGGATGTAAAAAAATACGGTAAAGAGTTTTTCAATAGAGAAATCATAAGTCTTCATAAGACAAAGGGGGAATGTAATTATGAAGAAACAAAACAGCTCTTCCTAAATAATGTGTTGATCGAGTCTCTTGACGATGGGAGTCCAGCGTACTACAATAGCAATATTCTAGGACGCTACATGCGAAAAGATTATGGTAACTTTGGAAGAGACTCTTCAGACAACTCATGATTGGGCAGTTGACCGCATTCATACTCTCTGTGACAAAAAATGTATTGAAAATGCCCATGCGATTCAATCTGAATTTAGTGAATGGTTGAATCCGAATATTCCAGATCATGATATTTTCTCATTAGAGTTCATAGGAGAGGAAGATGACACTTGACCTTCACAACTTTTTTAAGTTTTACGACGAAAACAATTCAAATCACGTAGCAGCAGTTCAATGGTTAGAAGATAACCTACCTGCTGAATTTCTGGATGATGCAGAGACTGACTGGATTGGAATGTTCAGAACGAAACCACCAACTCCAGAAGTACTTGCAGTTCCATACTTTAACCAAGTAGATAATTACAGAGATGCACATAGAACTTGTAACAGTTCATCGTGCGCTATGTGCCTTGCATTCCTCAAACCAGGAAGCATTAAAGGCGACGATGAATATGTCAAGAAAGTATTTGCGATTGGCGATACGACTGACCATGCGGTACAGACCAAAGTTCTCGCGGGTTATGGAGTTAAGTCACACTTTAGTTACAATCTTTCTTTTGCTGATATTGATAAAAGTCTTGACGCTGGGAAACCTGTCGTTATTGGTATTCTCCACCGTGGTTCTTTATCTGCACCTACTGGTGGGCACATGTGTGTAGTTATCGGTAAGACACCAGATGGTAAAGGATATTTTGTCAATGATCCTTATGGTTCTCTGAATGATAATTATACTGGACCTGTAACGAATGGTAAGAAGACCATTTACACCAAAGCAGTTCTCAAGCACCGCTGGTGTCCAGGAGGGAATGATGGCTGGGGAAGAATCTTCGACTAATTTTAAAAGAAAGATGCTCAAGATCATTAAGGATCTGACTAATCACGGTAAACATGTAGAAGCAAATCAATTGTATCAAAAGTATTTCGGAGGACCAAATGGCAAGGATTGACCTACATAACTTCTTCAAGTTTTATGACGAGAAGAATCCTAATCACGTTAAAGCAGTTCAGTGGTTGGAAGATAATCTACCAGTCAAATATCTAGAAGATAATGTTGATTGGGCAGAGATCTATCGCGGAAAAAAGACTAGTGCTGCACCAGCCCCTGCCGCTGCTGCAGCTCCTGTAACTGGTGGCGATGATGTTCCACAAATGGGCATCAAATTAATCAAAGAGTTTGAAGGATGCCATTTAAAGGCATATCCAGATCCTCTCACTGGGGGTCTGCCAATCACTATTGGTTGGGGATCCACTCGTAAAAAAGATGGTTCAGCCTTCAAACTTGGTGATACCCTTACACAGGCAGAAGCAGATTCACTTCTGATTGAACAATGCAAGAAGGAGTTTCTTCCTGCACTTCGTAAAATCCCACACTGGAATGAAATGTCAGATGGAAAAAGAGGCGCTCTGCTCAGCTTTGCTTATAATCTCGGTGCTGGTTTCTACGGTGGCGATAACTTTAATACTATTACTAA